CCACGGCCGAGACGCTCAAAGAGATCGGTCAGGTGCAGCGGCAGCAGACCGCGACGCTGCAAGAGTTGGCAACCGGCCAGCGCGATCTCCACGAGATCGTAAAGGCCATGAGGCGGGAGTGAGCCATGGCGATGAACAACCGGCTACTGCGGCCACGGGCCAGCGGATTTGTCTCACCTGACGCAGACGCAAGAGCGTATCTGGCGGCCGTAAGGGCCGCAGACGGGGCCAGCCTGGAGCCAGCGGTTGCCAGAGCCATCAGCGACTTCGTTGTCGGCTGCAAAGCCGACGGCATCTGGACTGCCATCAAGGCAAGCTGCATTCTCGCAGGTGCTCGCACGCTGTCGGGGGCGTTGACGCCGCTGGCGGGCGTGTCGCCTACCAACGTCAATTTCGTCAGCGGGGACTACGACCGCAAGACCGGACTGGTCGGAAACGGCAGCAACAAGCGAGTGCGGTCGGGGTATGTCAATAAGGCTGACCAACAAAACAACAGGCATGATGCGGTGTTTGTGCAGTCGGCGTCTACGTTGCACCTGTCGCGATACTATTCCTCTACGACCGCCAACCCGTCAAACCAGATGGCGGTAAACACTACCACCAATCAACTCAATGTGCGGTCATTCACTAGCGGCGATTGGAACGTCAATACGGCGGCGGCTACGGGATTTCTTGGCGCGTCCCGCGCGGCCAGCAACTTTTATTTGATCCGCGCGAATGGGGCGACGATTACGACAGTCAATCAAGTGTCGGGTGCGCCAGGCGCTGTGGAGTTGAATTGGTTTGCTGCGGCGTCCGGAACCAACTTCAGCAACGGCAGATTGCAGTTTGCGTCGGCTGGTTACGCGCTGGACCTGGCGCTCCTGGAGGCGCGTGTGTCAACGCTCCTTACGGCCATCGGAGCCGCCATCCCGTGACGCTGGCAGACCTCACGCTGCCGATCTCCTACGAGGGCGCCAGACAATACGCGCTGGTGTTCACACCGCAGCTCGCCGCAAGGCTCGCGGAACTCCACGCAGAGCATGGCACCAACAAGTGCGTGCCAGTGCCTCGCGTGCTGACTGATGGCCGCCTCATGCTCTGTGCCGACGTGCTCACGGAGGTTGCGCCAGGCGGCCTGCTGTATGAGATGTGGCGACACGCCGACCAGGCCACGCTCCTGTCGAGCGTCGAAGTGATGCCGTGGGCCGACGCCGTCGCGATGCTGCCGGCAGAGGCTAACTGACTTTCGGCAGGACGTCCGGGGCATTCGTGTCGGGGGCCACGATCCTTGGGTCTAGGTACTTCCTCGTGACCGCAGGACTCGAGTGACCCATGAGCGCCTGCGGGTCGCCTCCTGCTGCGGCGTAGTACGAGGCCGACGTCTTCCTGACGCGGTGAAACTTGCTCATCCGGTCATTCGGTAGGCCCGCACGCTCACAGATGCGGCCGAGGCGATGCCAGATCAGGGTGTAGCTCCTATCCCAATCGAAGACGATCTTCCGCCTTGTCTTCGTCGCCATGATTTCCGCATAGCACTCTGGCGGGATCGGCCGGTAGATGTCGGCGCGCTGCCCCTTCCGGCCCTCGGCGCGGAAGATCACCGCCTGCGGCTCGACATCCTGCCACTCGAGCGCCAGCAGGCCGCCGATCCGCTCGCCAGTCCAGTAGGCGGCCTGGAGGATGGCGCGAAACCACCGACTCGCCGGCACGCCGCAGATTTCGCCCTGCTCGCCCTCGCAAGCGACGAGCAACTTCCTGAACTCGTCGATGAGCCACGCCCGCGGCACGCGCTCCGGCACGCGGATCGTCCGCATCTGCGGCCAGGGGCAGAGGCCACGCCTCGCAGCGAACTCGGCGAGCGCGTGCAACTGGGCGCGGTCTTTCGCCGCTGTCCCCACAGACCGAGTCCGCAAACGCCAGGCCAAGAACTTGGCGAGTTCCAGTTCGTCAAGGTGTTGCTCGACGGTCGGCTCGACGCCGCCGAGAAACTCTTGATACTTCCCAATCGTCATTCCGTAGAGCCGAATCGTCCTGTCGCTAATCCCCTTCAGAGGAGCGTACACATCGTTCAAAAGATGTTGCAGCGTCAAGGTGGTGTCTCCTCAAAATGGAGTACCACATCCATGCGATTAGGCAAACGAGCGCATCATGCGTTTCGTGAGAATCAACAATTTTTCCGCCCGGCAAGAGGGAAACTTGGCACCCATGGTCGCAGTCCACATGGCACGAGCGATACTCTTTGCCTCGACGGCAGACTTTGCCATGACCACGAACTCGTCGGCGTCACACACCTCTCCGTCCTCCCACTCGACCAGAACCGTAAATGTCCGCTGTCCCACACCGGCCTCCTTTCCGCGGGTTTGTGCGTCCTGCTTCCTTCCGCCCCCTAGAATCCCCTATCCTCCACTACAGGTCAAGTCCACAGGGAGCGGGAAAAATGGGGAAGTCGAAAAAGGTTGACTATCTTGCCCAGGCCGTCGGCTCTGCGGAGGCCGCCGGCATCCTTGGCATCCACTGGACACAACCGGCCAGGATGGTCGAGAAGGGGCAGTTGACGTCCCACCTCGTCACAGGCTCGCTCTACTCCGACGATCCCAGCCGCACCTACGCGATCTATGACGGGGCCGAGTGTGAGGCCAACTACCAGGACTACGACGAGCGGTTTCGGGCGGCGGGCGGCAAGACGGAGCGTCGGCCACGCTCGTGGCTTCACACACGCCCCGACGCCCTGCGGCACCTGAAGGCGGTGAAGGCGCCGATCGTCTTCGCCGACGCCATCGGCATGGCCGAGGCGGCGAAAATCCTCTGTGTCCACCAAACCCTCATCCCGCGGCTCATCGCCAGCGGCAAGGTCGTCGGCCGCAAGCCGTGGAATCCACGGGGCAAGACGGGGTCCAAGGTCTTCATCATCTCGCGGCGTTCGTGCCAGGAGAACGTCAAGGAGATGCGGGCGCTCGAGGCCGCCGGCAAGAAGCCGGGACGGCCCCGAAAGAAAGTCTCTTGACTCGTAGCCTATCGGCCCGATACATTCCTCCACGCTCATGGATGGAGGAATGCCGTGCGTTGGCTTTGGCAGCATCAAGAGGAAGCGATTCGCTGGGCGCTCGACCGCCAAGCGGCCCTGCTCCATCACGGCATGGGCAGCGGCAAGACGCGGACGGCGCTTGAGTATCTGCGCCGGCTCGGCGCGAACCGAACGCTCGTCTGCTGTCCGAAGGCCGTGATTCCGGCCTGGGTGAAGCAGGCGGGCCTCTGGTTCCCTGAACTCCGCGTCATCGCGCTCGAGCAGAACGGATCGGCTGCGAAGGACAAGGCCGTCGTCTCGGCCCTGGCCGACACCTCGCCGGTGCTCGTCATCTGCAATTACGAGAGCGTCTGGCGGGTCAAGAGCGTCGAAAAGGCTCGGTGGGACTGCTTCGTGTGGGACGAGATTCACCGCCTGAAGAGTGCCACTGGCGTGGCGAGCCGCTGGGCGGCCAAGATGGTGAAGGCCAACCCGACGTCTCGGCGCCTGGGCCTCACCGGCACGCTGATCCCGCATTCGATCCTGGACGCCTGGGCGATCTACCGGGCCGTCGAGGCGCCGGACTGCGAGACGTTCGGCACCAGTTACACGCTCCACAAGGCCAACTACGCCGTCTTCGCCAACGGGCCGCAGAAGTTCGTGGTCGGCTTCAAGAATCTGGCCCAGGCCAACAAGAAGATCGCGGCCACGACGCACTACGTTCGCACCACCGACGTCATCGACCTCCCGCCGATCTCCTTCCACGACGTTGCCTGCGACCTGTCGCCGAAGGAGTCAAGCCTCTACGGCGAGGTGGAGAATGAGTTCTGTGCGGTATGCGACTCCGGCTCGGTCACGCCGAAGAATGCCCTGGAGCAACTGCTGCGGCTCCAGCAAATCTGCGGCGGCTATGTCAGGTTTGATGACGAAAAAACTGCGTCTCGAATCGACGAGCATCCCGCCAAGGCGAAGATGCTGTGTGATATGCTGGAGGACTTGCCCGCGTCGGAGCCAGTAGTGATTTTTTGCCGGTTCAAAAGCGACATCGAGGCAGC